AAAATTTTGACAGAGGATCATCTCAATATTCGATATAAATAGTCTTATGGCAGTATCAAAATTCATACAAGCAGTCAAGGATGAAACTAGAGGGCGGCCACGGTCTACTCAATGGTATAGAGACAAAATTAAAGAGTTTGGCCAGCCCGGCGCTCAAGATTTACTTCGGGACGGCAAAAGAGATAATAAACCCTTTTACGGCAAATTGAACATGTTCTTTTATGATCCCAAGCACAAGAAGAAACTTCCTTACTATGATACGTTTCCTCTAGTACTTCCATTGGAAGTATATAATGATGGATTTTTAGGGATAAATTTTCATTATCTTCCCATACCATTGCGTATAAAGCTTCTTGATAGATTGGTGGATTATACCAATTCAGAGAAGTTTGAAGAAACAACAACAAGAATGGTAGTTGACTATAGTAAATTAAAAAGTATCAGATTAATTAGACCCACCATACATAAATATTTATCGGGACATACTAAGTCTCAGTTTCGTAGAATTGATGCAGATGAATGGACAATTGCGACACTACTACCTGTACAAAGGTTTAAGAAAGCTACTGATAAAGAAGTATGGAAAGAATCTAGGAGTATGATATGACCGAACTTTTTGCAGAATCAACGGCTGCGAACAATCTAGCAACAGCAGTAGCTACTCTTCATGCTGAAAATGGTTATGCAGTACCAAATAGATTTGAAGTAATAATTTTAGCTCCCCCAAAGATGACTAATTCTGCGGAGCAAAAAAGAGTTTCTTTGAGATGTGAATCTATAAACCTTCCTGGCCGCAATCTAAATTCTACTACAGATTCAAATATCTATGGACCGACAAGAGAAGTTGTTAATGGAGTAACTTATGCTGAAGATATTAACATGTCTTTCCAGGCAAGTTCTGGATTAGAGGAACGAGTATTTTTTGAAAAATGGCAAGAACTTGCATTTCATGAAAGAAGTTGGAATGTTGGTTACTATAAAGATTATGTAAGCGAAGGAATAGATATTTATCTATTAGATAGACAAGATAATAGACGATTTGGAATCAAACTTATGGAAGCATTTCCTAAAACAATTGGTCCAACAGAGTTAAATCAAGGTTCAAACAATGAACTTATAAAACTTGCGGTAACTTTTAGTTTTAGATATTGGACTACTTTGGCTACAGATAGAGCCGTATCATTAGGTGGTAATGCATCTAATGCAAGTGTATCTTCTTCACGAAATTTCTCGTTAAATATACCGTCGTCAGTATCTAGATTGGGTGGAAGTGGTGGAAATGTTGGAGGCGCATATACTGGACCTGAAGAAAATTACAGATGATTTGATCAAATTATAAACAAAGGATGAATAATTATGGCACTACCTAAACTTAATACTTTAACTTATGAATTGGAATTACCTTCTTCGGGAGAGAAACTAAAATATAGGCCTTTTCTTGTGAAGGAACAAAAAGCTTTGATGATTGCTCAAGAATCAGAAGATGATAAATTGATTGAAAATACATTTGCTCAAATTATTAACGATTGTGTTTTTGATGATGTTGATCCATATACTATGCCTATGTTTGACATCGAATATCTTTTTTTAAGAATACGAGGAAAATCTGTTGGAGAAAAAGTAAAACTTAATCTGTTATGTCCTGATGATGAAAAGACCCGTGTAGATGTTGAAATTAATTTAGAAGAAGTTGATATACAAATGTCTGAAGAACATACTAATATTATAAAATTAACAGAGGATGTAAAGTTAATAATGAGATATCCTTGTTTAAAAGATATGGCTGGATTTGATGACACAGGAGAAGTATCATCTATATTTGATATGGTCAAACGATGTATTTTTGAAGTTCATGACGGCGAAACTGTTTACAATAAAGTAGACGTTTCAGAAAGAGAATTAGAAGATTTTATTGATAGCATGTCAACAGAAAATTTTGAACATGTAACTAAATTTTTTGAAACCATGCCAAAATTGTATCATGAGGTTGAAGTTAAAAATCCAAAGACAAAGAAGAAAAATAAAATTCCGATTGAGGGTCTACAAAGTTTTTTCGTATAGCCCTTTCTCATGATTCCTTGGAGAATTATTATAAAACAAACTTTGCAATGATGCAACATCATAATTATAGTTTAGAGGAATTAGATAATATGATGCCGTGGGAAAGGGAAATATATATCGGTTTGTTAATGAACTTTTTGAAAGAAGAAGAAAAAAGAAGAGAAGAAGAACAAAGACGGAGTTAATAAAATGGCTGAAGATACAGTTAAAGTAACAGAAACAACGAAGGAATACGAACTTCTTAAAGTTGATCTTGTTCCTAGTGCGGGCGAAGATGAGCCTACATGGTCTAATAAGATAGCTAGTATGATGGATAAGTTCAGATTGATTCCTAGACTAATCATGTTAGCATACATCTATTCTTTCTATTCGGCAACAACTTGGTTCATGGCATTGTCTGATCCAACTAATGCACAAGCAGCATTCATTTCTACTATCGTAGGTGCAGGCGCTGCTTTCTTTGGTTTATATGTCGGTAAGCCAGGCACATCATTGCCTAAAGGTAAAAAGTAGGATAGTCTAATGGCTGAAGATTTCAAAGCTCTTATAGAAGCACAAAAAGAGACAACAAGACTATTAATGACTGCCGAACAACGAGCAGAGATGGATGCTGCTATTGCAGAATCACAACATAAAGATAAAATAAAAAGTGATAACAGAATAGAAGCCGGTCGTAAAGCTTGGCAAACAAGACAAGCCAATAAAGAACGGTCAGCGGGTGGAGCTGCTGCTAAGGAAGATGCACAAGAAAAAGCATCAGCTGATAAGAAAAATCAAAATCTTCTTGGAAAAATTGCTGGTGGTGTAACCGGCATGTTTGGAAAAATGGGAGAAAAGGTGAAGGGTGCTGGAAAAGGTATTTGGGCAATGCTGAAAGGTACTTTGCTTGCTGGTTTAATGCTTGCTCTTTTAGCATTCTTGGAAAGTGATACTTGGAAAAGTATGAAAGAAACCATTGTTAAAAAATTAGTTCCTAAACTAAAAGAGTTTTGGACTAAAACTCTAAAACCATTTATAGATAATTTATTGATATTCTTCAAAGACCCATCTTGGGAAAATTTCAAAAATATATTTGATGTTGAAAACCCTTTGGGTTTGGTTATGGGTCTTGCAGGCATCGCTGCTTTGCTTGCGCCTGGACTTCTATTTAAAGGGTTAAAACTAGGTGTAAAAGCATTTAGCAAATCACTGGGCCTTGTTGGTAAAGGTTTGCGAACCATGATTGGGGGTCCAGCAATGCCGCTTGGACCAGATGGCAAACCGTTGCCGGCAGACGCAAAAAAACCGGCAAAAGCCGGAAAGGTTGCTGGAGTTGGTAGAAAGGCTGCCGGAATTGGTAAGGGACTTTTAAGAGGTGCGGCAGGGGCTGCAAGATTCTTAGGGCCTATAGGACTTGCAGTAACAGGTATAATGGGTGTCATTGACGGTGTAACCGCTGGAATGGAGGAAGCAAAAAAAGAAAGTTCAACAAAATTAAGTATAATGAAAGCAGCGACAGCTGGTGTAATATCTGGTTTAACTTTTGGACTAGTTGAACAAAAAACAATCGAAAATGCCCTTAGTGGTATGGGCGACAATTTAGTGAAATTTACAAAATGGATTTATACGCCTGGCGAAGGAAGTCCTGGCGGCACTACTTCAGCTAAATTATTTGGTATATCGTTAGGGTTTCCTAATATTAGTGAGTTGCTTAAAGCAGGCTGGAACAAACTTGGAAAGTTTTTCGAAGGAATTCCAAAATGGATTTATACTGAAGGTGAAGATGGAGAATCGGCTAAATTATTTGGTCAGTCTTTAGGGTTTCCTGACATTAAAACAATGCTTAAAGCATCTTGGGACAAATTTAGCAACTTTTTTACGGGTATTGGAAAATGGATTTATACGCCTGGCGAAGGAAGTCCTGGCGGTACATCATCTGCTAAATTATTTGGTTTTGAGTTAAAATTTCCTAGTATTGATATTAGCTTACCTACTAAAGAAGAACTTGTGGCCATGCTTCCAGAATGGATGAGAGATATTAAGCTTCCAGAGTTTCCAGCATGGATGAAAGATTTTGAGCTTCCAAAGTTGGAAGATTTTACTATGCCAAAATTTAATATTAAAGAAAACTGGAATAAATTTACATCTTCAATTCCTCAATGGATTAAAGATAATATATTTGATCCGGGCTCAGGCGCCAGCGAACTTGATGCTGGATCACCAATGAAAATATTTGGTATGGAAATAGCTTTTCCCTCTCTTAACATTAGTTTTTCGGGTATGGCCGACAAAATAAAGTCTATTTTACCAAGATGGTTAACTGACCCAGCTGGTTATATATCAGATTTAATTAGTGAGTTGACAGACGTTATTCCCAAGCGGCCGGAATGGTTGAAGAATGAAGAGAGGAAAAGGGCTGATGCGCTTTCGAAAATGTCACCTGAAGAACAAGAAGCTGAGAAAAATGCGTTGAAGGAAAGAATAAAAATACTGGAAGCCGAAAACGCTGCTGATGAAGCAACTATAAAAGAAAAATTAAAACAAGGTATAGATAATCGAGCTATAGGAGAAAGATATCTTATACAAAACCGAAATGCAGAGCTCTTCCAAGCACAGAGAGAATTAAAGGCTTTAGATAAGAGACAAATGGGAGGGCCAGTTACAAAAGGTGTGCCATATCTTGTTGGTGAAGGTGATACACGGCCAGAATTATTTATACCGTCTAGTTCTGGAATGATATTAAGTGCTCAAAAAACTGAAAAAATAATGCAAGCAGGATTACAAAGAGGTACTCCTGCTGGTGCTGGCTCCGCCGGACCAGCAATAGTCAATGCACCTGTTAATACAGTTAATAATAGTCAAAGTAACACTACAGTCACTTCAACTGAATTAAAACATCCAAGTGCAATTCTTGCGTCGGTTAATGCTGCAGCATAAAAAAATCCCCTCTGATTTCTCAGAGGGGATTCTACTAGATTAATGATTAACTAGCGTCAGCGAGTTTCTGAAAATAATCTAGAGTTTCTTCAGCATCATCGTCAACTACTGATACCGTAGGAGCAGGCTCCTCAACAGTGTTCACTACAGGTGCTGCGACAGGCTCATCTTCCATCAAGGTTGTTACATTTCCTACCGTAGTAGTACCGGCAAGAACCATGTTCAGACGAGTCTTCAATTCATCATATGACTTGAAGTTAGTTGAAGCAGTAAACTCATTAAGAGCATATTCCTTCTTCCATACCACCTCAATATCATCATCATTATCAAACAATGGTGATGGGTCTTCAAACTCTGACTTATCATAGTTCCAGTAGCCATCTACCTTACGAATCTTCAACTTGAAGTTCGCACCCGTCCAAAAATCGAAAGGATTGACAGGAGTTTCATCCTCAAACGCAGGCTGCATCGACTCCATAAGTTTATCAAAGATTTTCTTACCATACCGAAAGAGGAATACCTTACCCTCATGCTCGGGATGCCTGGAATCACTCACAACATAGACGTTAGAGTAATATTGCAACTTACGCTTCTGACGACGAGCAATTTCCTTATCAGACTCTACACCAGAGTTCCAATATGCAGAGTTCATCTCTGATACAGGATCATTGTTGCCAAGAGTAGTAAGAGAGTTCTCAATATACCACTGGCCAGTTGGTCCC